CAATATAATCGCTGTTAATGCTTTCGTAAATAGATAAGCAGATAGTGCTCCATTCGCAATGATCTCCAAATGTGATAGCAGGGCTGGTCCAACCAAGAGGGTAAAATTTATTAAGAGTAGTCATTTTAATCTCCATATAATGTGGCAAATCAATGCCATAAGTGTTTATATATAGGACATAGTGTCCTAATGCAAGTGGTATTTTATCATTTGTTGATAATTTTTTTTGTCATTAATTTTCAATAAGTTATGTGCTATAGTATCAATGGGGGTAAAGATATGGTTGACAGATCGGATAAACTTATAGAAGAAATAGCATTGACCCTTTGCGGATATTCGCTGGGAGGGGAAGATAGCTCAAGATGTGATAGGGCTTGCATATTTTGCTCAGGGCAAGCTGAAGCAGTTATAGATAGGATAAATAGATATGAGACTGAAGACAGACAAGCATCTACTGAGCCTAATGATGATGGCGGCGTCGGGAGTGGCGTTCATCTGGGGTGGTATAGCTCTCGTTATAAATCCCCGTATTGACGGAAGTATATTAATCCTTTGTGCGATATATTGCATTTGCTTGGCAATATGGAGCGACTTGAATTAAATAGGTAATATTATGGTTGGCTTTAGATCAAAAAGGCTAATGTCTATAAGCAGGTCAGATAATATGCCTGAAATAAGCTGGTATAAATATGTGCAGCATAACAATATACAAAAATACCTAGAATTAAATTGGTCGGTAATTAGTGAATTACCCTGTCATCATGGTATTTACTGCGTATTAATGCTGTATAATGGCGTAGGTGAACCAATACTTCCGATTTAAATGTAATTACAGAGGAATTAAATATAATGCCAAGCTCAGATAAAACTGTTGGGTCTATAAAAGAAAGATGGCCTGCTGATAAGGTTGAACGAATTTCTATTGATAAACTAATACCTTACGCAAGGAACGCTAGAACCCATAGCGATGCTCAGGTGGCTCAGATTGCGGCGTCTATCAAGGAATGGGGTTGGACATCGCCTGTTCTGGTTGACGAGACGGGGCAAATCATTGCTGGGCATGGGCGTGTGATGGCTGCTCGTCAGCTTGGTCTAAAGGAAGTGCCTGTAATGACGGCAACTGGCTGGACTGAGGCGCAAAAGAAGGCTTACGTTTTGGCGGATAACCAGCTGGCTATGAACGCTGGCTGGGATAATGACCTGCTTTCGGTTGAGCTTAAAGATTTGGCAGGTATGGACTTCAACCTTGACCTTATTGGCTTTGACGGCAAGGTGCTTGAGGGATTGCTGGCTGATAAGACCGAGGGATTGACCGACCCAGACGAAGTGCCTGAAGCGCCTGAAAACCCCGTGTCTGTCCAAGGCGATCTTTGGATAATGGGTAAAAACCGCCTACTTTGTGGTGATAGTACAAGTATAGATCATATTCAAAGATTAACGGATAATTGTCTAGTTGATATGTGGTTAACTGACCCTCCATATAATGTTGCTTATGAAGGTAAAACTAAAGATGCCTTAACAATTAAAAATGACTCAATGAGCAACGAAAGTTTTAGACAATTCCTTAGAGATGCTTTTGTGGCTGCTGATACAGTTATGAAAGCTGGAGCTGTTTTTTATATTTGGCACGCTGATAGTGAAGGATATAATTTCCGAGGAGCTTGCTTTGATGCTGGGTGGAAAATTCGACAATGTTTAATTTGGGCTAAGTCCACTATGGTCATGGGGCGTCAAGATTATCAATGGAAGCATGAGCCTTGCCTATATGGTTGGAAAGAAGGTTCTTCACATTTGTGGGCAGCCGATAGAAAACAAACGACGCTTCTTGAGTTTGATAAACCATCTCGCAATGGTGAACATCCTACGATGAAACCCGTTGCTTTGTTTGAATATCAAATGCTTAACAATACAAAGGGTGGAGATATTGTATTGGATAGCTTTGGTGGTTCTGGAACAACACTTATTGCAGCGCAAAAAAATGGTCGTTACGCTTATTTAATGGAGCTTGACCCTAGATATGTAGATGTTATTGTTAAGCGGTGGCAAGAGTTCACTGGACAAGAAGCCATTCTAGATGGTGATGGCAGAACATTTAATGAGATGAAAAATGAACGACATGGTAAAGAGGGGTAAAAGAGGCCCAGCTCCATTCCAGCCAACCGAGCAACAGCGAAAGCAAGTTCGGATGATGGCAGGTATGGGCATCCAGCAGGTTAATATTGGTAAGATCATTGGCGTTTCTGACGAGACGCTTCGGAAGCATTTCCGTGACGAGTTAGATACTGGCACGGACATGGCTAACATGGCTGTGGCTTCTAACCTCTACAGTATAGCAACAAGCAATAAGCCGGGAGCTGTTCCCGCTGCTATATTCTGGATGAAAACACGGGGCCGTTGGTCTGAGACTAATAAGACCGAAATAACTGGCGCTAATGGTGGGCCTATTGAGGGGACATTCAAAATAGACGTTAAGAAGTTCGATGCCGATCAACGAGCAATGCTTAAAGAACTAATTATGTCGGCTAAGGTTGGGGCAGGAAATGAAGATGACGATGAAGAAGAATGATGCCGTATTCCTGTCGAAAGCCAGCTACCACACGTTTGGCTGGCTCAAGCGTCCTGAATATGACAGTGATGCTGGCTATGCCTATGAAATGCCCAACGGCGACTTGTTATTTACAGATGACCCACGACACCAATATGGACTGACATTAGAAATCTGGATGGATAAGGCAAGCGGGGAGAAGTTCTGCACCCTGCCAAAGAAACGGCAAATCAACGATGCTAGACCTTGACAGCTACATAAAGACGCTAATTACGGAATACCCCGATCAAACATTGCAGGAGATCGAGAAGGAAGACTGTGAAGAAAGCCTTTATGAGTTTCTGACTAAGGCGTGGAAGTACATTGACAGTTCTCCATTCGTGGACGGGAATTGCATTGAGGCCGTTGCCGAGCATCTGATGGCTGTGACTGATGGTCAGATTAAGAAACTAGTCATCAACATTCCCCCACGCTGTGCTAAGTCCAGCTTAACAAGTGTGGCATGGCCTGCATGGACGTGGGCGCAAAGCCAATTGTCTGATACATCGGGACCAGGCGTTCAATTCCTAACGGCATCCTTTGCGCAACAATTGAGTTTGCGTGATAACCTGAAGATGAGGCGTTTGATTACCAGCGAATGGTATCAGAAGCATTGGGGTGATCGCTTTCAGCTCATGCCTGACCAAGCAGCTAAAGGCAGGTTCGATAACAACAAGAAGGGGTCGAGGCTGGCAACGTCTGTGGGCTCGGCTCTTACGGGTGAAGGCGGTAATATTATTATCGTTGACGATCCTAACGCAGCACAGGAAGCTTATTCTGATGCTACGATTGAAAGCACAATTGAATGGTGGACAGGCGCCTTATCAACCCGCCTTAACAATGCCAAGACTGGCGCTTATGTCGTTATTCAGCAAAGACTGTCGGAGCGTGATCTGACGGGTTATTTGATGAGTAAGAACTTTGAAGAATGGACGCATCTGTGCTTGCCGATGCGTTTCAGTCCTTCCCGAAGCTATACAACTAGTATTGGTTGGTCAGACTGGAGAACTCAAGAGGGTGAGTTGCTCTGGCCTGAACGCTTCGGGGAGGAAGAAGTTAAGAACCTTGAGACTAACCTCGGCCCATTTGCTGCCGCTGGTCAGTTGCAGCAGTTACCCGTTCCAAAGGGCGGTGGTATCATTGACAGCGATTGGTGGAAGTTATGGGAAGCATCAGAATACCCTCCGTTTTCTTATATTGTGGCAGCCTTGGATACGGCATATACGGAAAAGGAAGAAAATGACTTTTCGGCTATGTCTATTTGGGGCGTCTTTGAGCATGACATAACAGCCAAATCATCTCGTATTATTGGCGAAGATGGTAGGACAATGCAGGTCGAGCGTAGCTATGGTCAGATGTCGCCGAGGGTTATGCTGATCGGCGCATGGCAAGCTCGGTTGCAGTTCCACGATTTAGTAGAGAAAGTACAAAAGACATCCAAGCAATTTAATATAGATAAACTGCTTATTGAGGCTAAAGCAGCAGGTATAAGCGTGTCTCAGGAGCTGCGGCGTGTTTACGGAGCGGAGGAGTTTGCCGTCCAGCTCGTAGATTACAAGGGTAAGGGCAAAGATAAGGTAAGCCGCCTATATGCCGTCCAGCATCTATTTGCGGAGGGGCTGGTATTTGCACCTGAGATGTCTTGGAGCACTGAGGTAATTGAGCAAGTCGCATCATTCCCCAAGGGCGCACATGATGACTTGGTCGATACAGTCAGCATTGCTATGAGCCACATTAGACAAACTGGGCTATTGCAAAGGCCAACTGAACTTGCTGAAGAATTAGAAGCTAGTAAGAAAAATTGGGGCAAACCGCCAGTTCCGCTTTACCCAGTCTGATATTTAGTCTATATTATATTGACAGTATATTTATTAGGAGATTAGTATGTTTCGCACTGCTGCAAATCAACAGATATGGAATGATTATAGAGATATACAGAACAAACTTGATGAGTTGTTTTATCAATCCTATCCACGAAAAGATTATGAGAACATTGTTCGTGCATTGTTTAAATGCGCTGAATTGTTTGAAAATATTCTAAATGATTTGAATACTGACGGCATTACTTCTGAAAGGCAGGAGGAAATACGACTGTATCTTAGTATTATCAATGGGCATATCAGAGAAGATAAAGATTATAATGTTCATATTATAAATCAGGAAAATACAGATGATTGATTTAGAAAAGAAATACACCAACAAACGCAATGATGAGATTAAGTTGAGCCATATTGATCGTGGCATTGTTTATGGCTGGGTTAAGCTAGGTATTGATTGGTATTCGCATCAGTGGGATGAGGAGACTGGTAAAGTGTTGTTAAATGCGCCAGATGTTAATGATCTCATTGAAGTCAAACCACGAATTAAACGGACTATTTGGTTAAATATATATGAATATTGTTTTCTGTGTTGTTCTAGCAAAGAAGAAGCTGATCATTACGATGGTGATGATCGTTTGGCTTGCATAAAAGTTGAGATTGATGTTGAAGAAGGAGAAGGACTATGAGTAAAGAATTAATCGTTAAACGGCTGCGTAATTTTGAACAATGGATTCGTGATCCAAAAAATCAAAATTTCACATTAAGTTCTGATTTATTTGACGAAGCCGCTAATCGCATTGAGGAACTGGAATCATCTCTGTGGAACAATATTACCAATATTACTAAACCACAAATTCAAGAACATCACGAAACTATGCGTGATCGCTTTGCTATGGCAGCACTTACATCTTTCAAAACTAACGCTATCGCAAAGAGACAAGCTGAACGTGCTTATGAAATCGCTGATGCAATGTTAGAAGCACGAAAGATGGAGACTGAGTGATGACTGATTGGCAGCCAATACAAACCGCACCAAAGGGTCCAGAAATCCTTGTTTGGGATGGAAAAGATATTTGGCTGGTTGAAACAGAATTTGGAATGTATCCAAAACACAATGGCTGCGGATGCTGCTCCTCATCTGTACATTATGAGGCTACTCACTGGATGCCTTTACCCAAACCACCGAAAGAGACTGAGTGATGGATAAATCTAAATTTTATTGGAGGGCCATGCCATTGGGAGATTGGCATATTTATTATGGGAAGAGTATGTGTTTGGTCGCTGAAGGTCCAGGATGGACGCAGTATTTTGGATTTAATTTATATCAGCAAATTAAAAATGGCGATATAAAAATGGATGTGTTTGGTTATGAAAAAAAACCGACGGAGAATAAGTGATGACTGATAATCTTGTGGAACGGCTACGGGCTGTTGATGTCAGTTGGAGCTACGAAGGGGAACTATGCGCTTGTGCTGCTGATCGAATTGAGAAACTTGAGGCGGCATTAGCCAATATTAAAGGATGGTTCCCTAGAAATATTTCAAACCCACATGAGCAAATCAGAATGATGCAAGATTATGCTTACGCTGCATTAAAGGAGATTAAATAATGGTTGACAATTTTGTTGGACAATTGCGACAAGAACTTCACGACTGGGAAATTGAATTAGCTATTGAGCAGCGCAAACAAGCCGCCGACCGCATTGAGCAGCTGGAAGCAGCATTAAGAGAAGTTGTAAAAGTTGACTGCGGGTTTGTTTGCAAATGTGCTGAAATAGCTCGCACCGCATTAGAGGATAATAAGTAATGGCTGAATGGAAACCAATAGAAACAGCACCAGAAATGACCGATATTCTTGTTTATTCAAGTGATAGAAGACAAGCAGTCGCATATTGCGATTTAACTGATATGGATGGTTTTTACGATGAGCCAATTAGGGTTTGGAATGTTGGCGGCTTGTTTTTATCTGGAGATACAGAGTTTCAACCGACCCATTGGATGCCATTACCTGAGCCGCCAAAAGGAGACTGATTGGTATCACGATAAGTTCATTTAATAAGCATGGCATTAAAGGACTGGAACAATGACTTTGCGCTGGTATGACAGTAAAATACAAAAGGAAATGGATGTCCTTGACGCATTGTTATATTGCGCAGATCATGGCGAGCTATGGGTTGGCCTTTTGGTTAGAGCTGCACAAGAAATAAAAGACTTGCGGGATGAAAATAAAAACTTAAAAGAAGAAAATGAAATACTTAGGGGACTAAAATACGACCCTATTTCTCAGCGCAAGTCTATGTAGTCACAACCCTGTTATCGTTGTATTGTATGTACATTGTATATACAGGGGTTTGTTATGAAGTTTTCTTTAGATAAATATGAGCGTTTCATAGATAATGTGTTAAGGTTGGTCTGGTTAATATTTGCTATTGCCATGACATACTCAACCTTAACAAAATGAAAACCATAGCTATATTTACGCATGACCCAGAATGTTCTGACGATTGCTGTGATGGCATGATTGCGGCGTTGTACCCTCATTATCAGATAAGGCTATTTGATGAGACTGAATTTACTAAGAAAACTTTTGAAGGAGTTGATCTTGTGGCCTTTGGTGGGGGTATCGGAGATGCAGATCGTTATTACGATTTTTTTAAACGACGTGAAGGTAATCTTGTGGCCCAGTTTGTTGAGGGTGGGGGTCGCTATCTCGGAATTTGTATGGGCGCTTATTGGGCTGATCGTAATTACTTTGATATTCTTGATGGTATTACTGCCCATCAGTATATTAAGCGTCCTGAAAGTGACATTCGTAGGTCTTATGCGACAGTTGCTAAGATCAACTGGTTGGGAATACCTCAGGAAATGTTTTTCTACGATGGCCCAACGTTTCAAGGGGAAGGCTCCACGCAGGTCATAGCCAGATATTCAAATGGAGACCCTATGGCAATACGTCAGGGCCGTATAGGGCTTATAGGATGCCATCCTGAGAGCGAAGAAAAATGGTACAAACAATATAAATATTTAAATAAAAAATGGCACAACGGATACCATCATGCCATTTTATTAGATTTTGTTAATTCTTTGATGGAAGCTAACTAATCATTCTTTTGCTGAAAGGGAACAACAACACCCATCTTTTTGGTAGGGATGGATAAGATTATCTTTTTCATCATAAGAATGGACAAAGTACGCATAGTCTCGTCTTCCGTTGTGTTTGCAAATTTAGCCACAACAACAAAAGCAAGCCCACGTTGAGCTATAGGGTCAGAAGGAAGGGACGGGACTTCCTCTTGATATACATAGTCTTCATCATCTTCATTCATGCGGTTTCCCTTCCCGTTACAATCCATTCATCGGTTTCGACAGGATTATCTTCTTCAAACTTGAACAATGCTATTGGCTGACGGGGCTTTTCACGATGGTAAGCACGATGCCTGTCCCGTTCCAGATAGACAATCCTTTGCTCAAGGTTGGTAATTAATTGATTTAACTCTAGTAATTCTCTAGCCATTTCATTTTCTGCATCAGCAGGGCCAAATTTCACACGAAATAATTTGCAAAGCTCAACAGCATCGGAAGTCATTTTATCAAACCTCATGAGTATTTTTCTTTCAGTTCAGCCATATTTATAAAACGATGAGAAACAATATGGCCTGACTTGATGGATAGATCGAATATACCATAACTCCATCCGCTTGTAGCCGTTCCTGCATACTTAGCCACATAGCCATCAGGCATTGCAGAGCCTAGATTAAGGACTTCAATGCTGTTGTTGATGCCAATCTTGGGAGCTTTTCGGAAGGTTGCCCGATGAGTATGTCCAAACACAATTGAGTGAGTTGCGTGGTTAGCTATTGAATTTTCAGAGTTTTGTCCACCAAAGGGTTTGCCCATAATGTTTTTGGGTACATGGGTAAAGCCAACGCCATCAACAAAAAGCCAATGACCATAGTCATGCAGACGCCATCTATATTGTGCACAGATTTCTTCAAACTGCATATAAAGAGAGCCAGCAGTCTCAGGTGATTTGTTCTCAAATCGGTTGATACGATCTTCATGGTTGCCAGCAATTAGCTCCATGTGTATATCTAAACCATTGATTTCTTTTAAGAAAGCTCGCATTGCTTCTTCACAGCTTTCAAGATCGTTCTTAAAGCTTGGGCGTTGAGCATATCCTTGTGAGCCAATAGGCTCGTGGGTTGATACGCTATCCCATGAGCAGAAGTCGCCAATTTGTATAATTCTATGTGGTCGGGTTTCGGCGCAATGACGAGCAATCCATGTAAATCGTTCTTTGTCCATATTGGGCTGGTCATGTATATCGCCAATAGCAACAACCCTCGTTGCGTCTTCCCTGCCAGCAATATACCTTGGCTTTAAGGATTTTGCTTTCTGTATGTTTTCGATGACATTCTTGAGCGACTTAACTTCTTCTTCCAATGCCCACATCTCTTTCAAGCTGTCTGATACATGGATTTCTCTATTGAATTTAATTTTGCTTCTAAGCGTACTTTCTGGGAACCCTAAATACCTGCTTACTTTGTTTTTAGAACCGAACCTTTTGAGTAATTGTTCTATATCTTCAGAAGATAATATCATGATAGTTTCCGCCACAAACTATAAATTACATATCACAATTGCATGAAACTTTGAATACAAAGAGTTTTTAGGTAATAACTTGGTTAATTTTGATTGTTTGTGCTATATATATTAACCGCTGTTTGCTCCCGTGGCGGGATACAAGTAAGAACCTCTTTGCTCAGAAAAGGTCAGTCATCGTTCACTGTGGTTAGCCTACGATGGCAAACGGGACAATTATTTTGGGGTACGTTATGCAACGGGTGAACTGTCAAGCAATAGTTGACATTATTAAAGAGCCTAAGATGGGCAACAAGGGTTTAGCTACTTACCGAGTTGAGACTTGGGGTAAAGAACCTTATGATTTTGTTCGCATATATGAAATTGCTGCAAAGTCTGATACATTAGCGGCACAAGAAGGAATTAGGCGTTTTGTTGATGAGATGGAACGCCTGCCTTTGGAATAGGATTTTACCATGCCTTTAGTTCCTGGCCTTACGCCATCTATACGCCAAGAAGCTCCTGAAGCAGAGCCAATGCCCTCTGCCGATGATGTAGTAATTGAAATGGTTGAAAACGGCGACCAGCCAGTTTTTGATACTAAAGGCAACGTTTTGGAGATAGAGCATGGCGATGGGTCAATTACTATCTCCTTGGACGGCAGACCAATTGAAGAAGGCGATCAAAAGTCGTCGAAGGGGTGGTTCGACAATCTGGTTGATGAGATTGATAGTTTGGAGCTTAATCGTATTAGCTCTGAACTGTTACGGGGTATTCAAGACGATTTGGATAGCCGTAAAGAGTGGATTGAGGATCGTGCGCAAGGCATTAAACTTTTAGGCTTGAAGGTAGAGCTTCCTAATCTGGCAGGGGCATCTGACGGAGCACCTGTCGAGGGTATGTCAAAAGTCCGACACCCACTATTGCTAGAGGCTGTTCTTCGTTTTCAGGCTAATGCTCGTAGTGAAATGCTTCCTACGGATGGTCCAGTTAAAATCCGCAATGACGATAATAATGCCTATTTGGGGGAGGACCAGCTTGCGAGTGCGCTGGAGCGGGATTTAAACCATTACCTGACCAGCGTGGCGTCTGAGTATTATCCAGACACAGATCGTATGCTTCTTATGCTCGGTTTTGGTGGGACAGCTTTTAAGAAAATTTACTTCTGCCCATTAAGAAACCGCCCTGTATCTGAAACTGTGGATGCTGACGACTTGATCGTTAACAACGCAGCTACTGATTTGCGTAATGCACGCCGTATTACACATCGTGTGTACATGAAGCCAAGCACAGTTAAGCGTCTTCAAATTCTCGGCGTTTATCGTGACATTGATTTGCATCAGGCGGCTATGCCCAAGCTGGATGCCGTACAGCGCCAGAAAATGGATCAGCAGGGTATCCAATTGGATACAAAAAACCCTGATGATCGTGATCGTGAAATTTACGAGTGCTATTGTGAATTGGACATCCAAGGCTTTGAACATAAGTATAAGGGTAAAGAAAGCGGTCTGGAAATTCCATATCGTGTGACGATTGACGTTTCCTCTAAGGAAATTTTATCAATTGTGAGGAACTATGATGAAGACGATCAAGAGCTACCAGAAGCCCGTTCAAACTTCGTCAAATACACATACGTTCCTGGCATGGGTTTTTATGATATTGGACTTTTGCATATATTGGGCAATACGACCAATGCAGTTACTGCTGCGTGGCGTGAGCTTCTTGACGCAGGTATGTATGCGAATTTTCCCGGTTTCCTTATGGCGGACACGGGAGCTAGACAGAATACGAATATCTTTCGTATTCCTCCAGGCGGAGCTGCTCTTGTTAAAACTGGTGGTATGCCGATCAACCAAGCGATCATGAACCTGCCCTATAAAGAGCCATCCAGCACGCTTGCTGCCTTGGTTCAGGATATGGCTCAAACAGGTATGCGCATCGGTGGCACATCTGAACAGCAAGTCGGTGAGGGCCGAGCTGACGCCGCTGTAGGCACAACGCTGGCTATGATTGATCAGGCCACAAAAATTGAAAACAGCGTTCATAAGCGGATGCACGCTTCTCAGGCAGAGGAATTTCGCCTGCTTGTTGAGTGCTTTAAAGAGCATCCAGAGAGCTTCTGGCAACGCAATCGCAAGCCAGCTATGGAATGGGATGAACAAACATTCTTGCAGGCTTTGGAAAACTTTGACCTTCAGCCACAAGCTGATCCTAATACATCAAGCCATAGCCAACGCCTGATGAAGATTATGGCGTTGAAACAACTGCAACAGCAAAACCCAACCATGTACGATCCTATTGCGATTGACACGGCTGCTATGCAGGCTATTGGCTGGAGCAACCCTGAGCAGTTCATGGCTCCTCCGCAAACCCAAGGCCAGATGCCTCCGCAAATGAAGCAGGCTATGGCAGAGCTTCAAATCAAGAAACAAGAAGCTGATGCTAAGACAATGATGGCTCAAGCAAAAGCTGCACAAATGCAAAACGAAATTCAAAATGGTCAGAATGGGCAAAAGCCAGTTGACCCTGTTGAGTTGGCAAGGATGCAACTTGAACAGCAAGAAATGCAGCAAAAGTCTCAGGATGCCGTTCTTGATGCCATTAACCGAAAGCGTGATCGTGAAAGCCGTGAGCGTTTAGCAGCTGTTAAGTTGGCAGAAGATATGGCTGCTAATCCACAAGCTATCCCACTAATGCAAAATCTGCTACATGGAGATATGATAAACCGCTTGGAAGCTAATGAACCTTCATTGCTACCAACGACGCCTAACTCGGTGCAGTAATGGAAAATGACCCGATCTTCCATGCCATTTTACTTGCTAAACGCATGGCAAGAGGTGGTTATGCTGACGGGGGTGATACATCTGATCCAATTGCTTATGCCAATAGCTTGTTAGGTTATGGCGACGCAGCCAGTCAATCTTCATTAAATAACAGTGGGTTACCTACATCTTTGCCGATGGGAATAGCTCCCTCTGTGGCAAAACCATCGGCGATGCAAACGCCTGGCACACCTAGCTCCGTTCAGCCAGATATTAGCGGATTGTCAGCCCCTGCTGCTGGACAGGCGGCTCCTTCTGTGGCGGCTGGCCCTGCGGCTCCTACGCCATCGACACCCGCTCCAACGCCTACGCCTGCGGCTGGTAAGCCTGCTGCCAAAAAAGATGAAACGACATCAACCAATACGCAAAAGCGTGGTGGGCGTGTTGGTTATTATGATGGCGGTTTAATTGATCTAGATACCCCTGTTCCTAGTACCCAACAAAATATTGGTTTGTATGGTATTGATTGGGGTAATCCTGATAGTTCTGCTGATTTCTTTCGTGCTGATCAACAATTGCAAAAAGCATTAGCTGTTTCAAATCAAATACTTAACGGAAATTCTGACGTTGATAGCAACACAAATCCACGACTTATTCCTCCAGAAGTTATCCCCAATCCAACGCCAAATAATGTGCCGTTGCCTCCCGTTAGGCCGTCTAATTTAGGCGATGAAACTACAGATACATCAACTCAAGCGCCGCCTGCATCTGCTCCGCAAGGTGGCTCGACTGTTCCTCCGCCACAAAACGTTAATGTCAAGGGCGTTGATCCACGTTTAATTGATATTTACAACGAGGCATCTAAATCCCTGCCAGAGGGTTACAGCGTTCAACTAACGTCTGGTTATCGTGCTGGCGATCCTCGTTTTCATGGGCAGGGTAAAGCAGTTGATTTTCAAATTACCGATGCCAATGGCAACGTTTTAAACAATTATCAAAACTTGCCAGCCTTCAGAACTTATGAACAATTTGCTCAATCGGCTCGCAAAGCCCAAATGCAAATGTATCCTGAGTTAAACGATCAGCTGCGTTGGGGCGGATATTTTTCAGGCAAAACACATCCGTTTGGTGGCCCTTATGGAGCTGTTGATATTATGCACCTTGACCTTGGTGGTGATAAGGTCGGTATGCAAGGCGGTTCATGGGCTGGCGGATTAACAGACGCACAACGCAAACTATTGCAAAATAAAGCAATCAGCCAAGGTATGGGGCAAGGATATGCGTCTGGTGGAACACCAGAAGCAGATTTATCTAATCAAGATAAAATTGTTCGTGATGCTCTTTTAACAGCTAATTCAATGCCTAAAGAAGATTTATTTAGCGGTAATTTAAATCAATATAACACAAACGCTACTCTGTCTGACGGCAATTTGTCTGCATCATTTGGGTCTGTTAATCCAATAGAACAAAGTTCTGGTGCTTCTCTTTATCCAATGTTTAATACTACATTGGGCGCACAATTATCGCCAAAATTCAACACATCATTTACACGACAAACGCCATTGAGCAATTCTCAATCGGGTTCATCTAATATCGCATCTTTTGGCTATAATGACAGCGACATAAGTAGCAATGCTCAATTTGGTGATACACCATCTGGAAGAATGTATGGTGCTACATTTGGCAAAAACAATGCTGACAGCAATTTAAACTTGTTTGGAAATTATACTCCAAAAACACATAACTTTACTGGTGGAATTGAATATTCCAAGCGTTTTGCTTCTGGAGGATCTGTTGTTAATCAAGCATTTAGTGTATCATCTGGCGGGATGATTAATCATGCTTTGCGTAAAGCTTACGCCACAGACGGCACTGTTACAGATCCAGCGGATACACCAACTGCTGGTGATTATCAGCCAACAGGTGATCCTGACTTAGATACGGCATTACAGCAAATTAGTGATGCCAAAAAAGAAATGGATCAAGGTGCTACGGAATACAAACAACCTATATCTGAACGGATACAAAGCGGTGCAAGTGCTGGATTTGGAAGCCAACCAATAGGTTATAATCCAGAAGATCAGCAAAAAATTGATGATATATCTAAACAATATCCATATTTAGAAATGCCGTTAAATATTGCCCAAGGTATTTATCAATCCGTGGCTACGCCAATATCTTTGGCTGGCAGGGGAATTAATGCTCTTGTGGGTGGAACATCAGGTGCAATAGCTGGAACTTATGGTGAAGCGACAGGCGCTGATGAAACAGATGTAAATAAACTGCAACGTGATTTAAATTCATTAGGGCAAAGTGCATTAATTGAAACAGGCAGAACTGGAGATATTCCAGCAGTTAAAGAAGAAGCGCCTATCATTAATAATACTCCTATTGTTGATAAAGCATTAAGTAAAATACCTGAAGAACCTGAACCTTTACCAACGACAAATATTCCTGAAACATCAAAACCTTTTTACAGCCAAGTTGATCCTGAAGGTAATTTAAATTTACGCCCATCCGTAAAGGTGGAAGATTTAAAAGGCCCAGATGTTCAAACTGTGGATAGTTTTATAAATCAGCTTAAAGGTAAGCAAGGATTTACACCTGATAGTTTAGAAGAAATTAAATCTCAGTTCGCTGACAAGCCAACAGTGAGCAAAGATGATTTTGCCAATAATATGCCTGCATCACAATATAATAAAGAACCGCTTGATATGCAAAATTATGATCAGGCTAAAGGCGATATAGATGATTATTTTAATAGCCAATATGAAAATTTGCCACAATTTGTAGCTTCTAAAGTATTAAAAGATGCAGGACATTCATTTTATAATAAATTGTTAAATGAATTATCATCACGAGATTATATTGACGATAGTATTAAAACACCTGATATGATAGATAGATTTAATCTTGCACAAAATTCTGCAAATGAATTTATAACTTTGCCAGTTCAAGTAAAATATTTTTTATCTCATTGGTATGGAATAAATAATTTTAGACAATTGAGAAGAATGTCCGATGATTTTAATACGCAAACAACTGCTGCTGTGATTAGATATCCAGAACAATATCCTGAATTTTTTGCTCAATATAATAGCAAATTAAATCAAGCAAGAAATAATTTAACTAATATGCACAATGAACAAATTGATCACTTAAATGATCAGTTTGGTAATTCAAATGTTATCAAAAGACCTAAATATCGAAATGTTCAAAGA